GCCGCAGCTGAGAAAGCCGCAGCTGAGAAAGCCGCAGCTGAGAAGAAATAAGCATGGCAATGGTAGAGGACTTGGCTGTTTTTTTTAATACCGATGAGTTCGCTATCAGCGCTTTGTATAACGGGTCAACGACAGTAAAGGTTATTTACGACCACGAGTATACAGAGCAGTTTGGTGCCGCAGGCACGAATCCATTCATTACTGCGAAGGCGGTGGATTTTGCAAATGCAGCTAAAGGACAGTCGGTGGTTCTTGATTCAACCAGTTACACCATCAAGACCATCGAGCGTGATGGTACCGGACTGGTAAGGCTTGAATTGACGAAGGCGGCATAAAGTGGCTAATCATTTAAGGCAGCAGATCAGGGAGGCGTTGGCGCTGGTGGTTACTGGATTGGTAACTTCCGGAAACCATGTGTACCAGTCTCGCGTTGTGCAGCTGGAAGCTAATGAATTACCCGCATTGAAAGTGTTGTCCGGTGATGAAACGGTGACGATTGTCGATATTGGTTTCAACCCATTGCAGGAGCGGAATCTGACAGTCACGGTAACGGCAGTTGCCAAAGCTGCAAGCGATCTTGATGACATGCTGGACACGATGATCAAGGAAGTTGAAGTGGCGGTGGCATCCAGTAACACCCTTGGTGGCTTGGTAAAGGATGTGGTGCTTACAGGTACCGAGGTTGATATGAATGCAGAGGCTGAATTACCAACCGGGCAGGCGTTGATTACTTTTAATGCAAATTATTACACACGTGCGCAAGCACCTGATGTTTCACTTTAAGGAGCTATAACATGGCTGTTTCAAAATGGAGTAACGTGGCGGTGGCAGTTCAGTCTGCTATAGCTTCTGCAAAGACAATCACAGCAATTACCAAGGCCAGTGAGGGCGTTGTCACCGCGGCGTCACACGGTTATTCAAATGGTGATTATGTGCTGCTGGCGATTCAGGGAATGTATCAGCTGGACGGTGTCGTGGCCCGTGTAAGCGGCGTCACCACCGACACGTTTGAGCTGGAAGGCCTTGATACCACGCTGTTTGAAACCTTCACTAGCGGTACCGCCCAGGAGATCACCTTCGGTACCAGTCTGACCACAGCAACCACAGTTAATGCCAGCGGCGGTGATTTTGATTTTATCGATGTGACCACCATTCATGACAATGTAAAGAAGCAAATCCCAGGCTTACCATCGCCAGGCACTTTCACTATGGATCTGATGTGGGACCTTGCAGATGCCGGATTGATTGCATTGAAAGCCGCATCCGATAACCAAGCGCAGCGCGCAGTCAGATTCACTTTTGCCAACGGGCAGAAGGTGGTGTTCAACGGCTACGTCGGTGCATCAGGCCTGCCGACCGGCGGCGCACAGGATGTTGTGAAAACCAGCGTGGTCATCACGATGTTCGGTAAACCTCAAGTGTATGCGAGCTAATCATGACTGTACTAAACAGATCTGAAATTCCCGTACCGATACTGCCTAAAGAAACTGTCACAGTCCCTTCTTTGGGCGGTGATGTTGTGGTTCAAGGCTTGATGCTGAGTGACCGGATCGAAATTCTGTTTATGGAATCTGCCGCCAAACGCATAGATCTCTCTTTGCTGTTAAGCAAAACAGTGGTCGATGATAAAGGCGATGCGATATATACCCAGCAGCAATGGGAATTGTTCGGCGCCACAAATTTCAATGATGCGCTGGTTTTGTTCAAGGCCGCAAAGCGTTTATGTGGCCTTGATGCGGACGTTGCTAAAAAAAAGTAAATGACCAGCGTGACTTGCAGTTTGCGCTGCTGTTGGCAAGAACATTAGGAAGAACGCTTCATGAGCTGATGCATACGATGACTGCTGAAGAGTTTGGATTCTGGCAGCACGAGTATTCGATCAGGCCGTGGGGGGATATACGAAACGATATGGTGGGCGGCATTATTGCCAGCACCGTTGCCAATGTAAACAGGCATAAAGATTCAGAGCCATTCAAGGCTTATGACTTTATGCCCAAATACGGGCACCAGGACAGCGAAGAACAGGAAGCTGCCGAAAGTTCCCCGGCTGAATTTTTTAAACAATTTTAGGCAATTCAATGGCAAACCAAAAAGCCGAAATAGTAATCAGTGCCAGGGATGAAACTAAGATTGCTTTCGCCTCTGTCAAAGGTAGTCTTAATAGTCTAGGTGGTATTGCCGGTGGGTTGAACGGATCTCTTAGTGCTTTAACCCCTCTTATAGGTGCAGCATCGTTTGCTGCATTTCTGAAAAGCGGCATCGATACCCTGGACATGCTGGGGGATCTTAGCGACCGTACCGGGGTGGCAGCTTCAACACTGGCCGGGTTTAAGCTGGTTGCCGCGCAATCCGATACAAGCCTTGAGGCTTTGGGAAAAGGCATCAACAAACTTTCAGTATTCATGGCAGAGAACGGGGATGCTGCGAAGAAGATGGGCATCGATGCCAAAGACCCGACCGAAGCCTTCATACAACTATCCGATGTGCTGCGCAATATCGAGGATCCGCAGCAACGTGCCGCAGCTGCCAATAAGGTATTGGGCAGGAGCTATGCGGAATTGCTGCCCGCCCTTCTGCAGGGGGGCGATGCGTTGCGTAAGCAGATAGCTGCTGGCAAGGAGTTCTCTGGAGTAACTCCAGAAGCTGTTAAACAAGCTCAAGAGTTTAATGATCAATTAGATTTATTAAAAACAAAAGCAGAAGCTGCTGGGGTGTCTCTTGCAGGCCCACTGTTGTCAGGGATTAATAACGTTATAACAGCATGGAAAACATCAAGTGGAATTGGTTTTATTGGAGCATTTGATGCTTTAAATACACAAGAAGAAGAAATTGGAAAAAAAATTACTCAGACGGCAAAAAGATTGCGAGATCTACAAGCCTCATATGACAATCTTGACCCTAAAAAAAGTCTAACTAATAAAATCAATGACGCTGTATATGGCGATAGAAAAACATTAGAAGCACAAATAGCTGTAGCCAAACAAGAGTTAAAGACTCTGCAGGGACTTGAGGATTTGCGCCGTGATAAATTGAAAAACGCGGGGAAATCTGCTTCAGGATATAACGAGGCTGCCGAGCCTGATTTAAATACAAAAAAAAATAGTAACAATTCATGGTCGAAGCGCGACTCTGATGCGGACGCGGCTAGGCAGTTTGTTGAAAGCCTGCAGCGCGAGGTAGATACATTAGGCCTTGGCAAGGTGGCTTTGCTTGAATATGAGGCAGCGCATCTCAAACTCAATGATACCCAGAAGAAAATCGTTGAAGGGCTGATTGGTCAGGTAGACGCCCAGGAGCAGGTTAATAAAGCCAATGCGGATCAAGCTGAAGCCGATGAGGAGCGCCGGAAGAGTATTGCAGAAACCGTTGAATATCAGAAACGATTCAATGAAGAAGTCGAGCGTGTTAAAGATGCGCTCGACCCGACCCGTGCATATACCCGTGAGATAGACAAGCTCAAGGAAATGTACCGGCTTGGCAGGATTTCAGCAGTTGAGTTTGGCGAAGCGCAAAAGATGGTGATGGATGAAATGCGCGGTTTTAGTGGGCAGGCAAAAACGGATTTTGAAGAACTGAAAAATGCAATTGAAGGATTCAGCAGGGATGCCGCACAGTCTTTGGTTGACTGGGCATTTGGCGCCAGCAATTCATTTGAAGATGTGGCCAATGATTTTGCAAAAGCTGTTGCGCGCATGATTATCCAGAAGCAGCTATTGGATCGTGTTTTTAATGATATTAGCAACGGAAGTTTTTTAGAAAATATATTCAGCGGCTTTTTTGGTGGATCAGGCTCCGATGTGTCTCCATCTTCCTCATACGGCGGAATTATTGGCATGGAAGGCGGCGGTGGCGGGTTCCTTGACGGCATCAAGTCATTTTTCGGCGGATTCCGTGCCGCTGGGGGCGATGTGATGGCAAACAAAGCTTATATCGTAGGTGAGAAAGGACCTGAATTATTCATGCCCAATGGTCCTGGCTCTATCGTTCCAAATCATGAACTTGGTGGCAGCATGTCCGTGACCAATGTGTTTCATCTGAGTGGTCCTACTGACATGCGGACACAGCAGCAGATTGCGGCCAGTGCTTATTCCGGGTTGCGTAGAGCAGCGATGAGGAACGCATAATGTCATTTCTTGATATACGCTTTCCGGACAATATTAGCTACGGAGGAATTGGCGGCCCAAACTTTTCAACGGATGTTGTGGTCATTGATAGTGGTTTCGAGCAGCGTAATACCAATTGGGCAGCTGCGCGTCATTCTTATGACGTCAGCCATGCCGCGCGCACCCAGGAACAGGTTGAAGAACTGATCACTTTTTTCAGGATTGCCCAGGGTCGCGCAAACAGTTTCAGGTATAAAGATGCCCTGGATCACAGTGCGACTGTAGCTGATGGTTTGATTGGCGCCGGGGTTGGTACCGGATTGCCAACTTATCAGTTATATAAAAAATACACAAATACCGCCGGAACGAGTACCCGTAAAATCACCAGGCCTGTTAACGGAACGCTGAGCGCATTCCGTGGCGGGAGTCCTATTGTCATCGGCGCAGGTGCCGGCAATATTGCGATAGATAATTCCACAGGCATTGTGACTTTTGTCGCTGATGCGTCCAGCGCGGCGTCCGCAGTCACGGTAGGGGCTACGACATCAGTAGAGCTGAGCGCTAATCCGGGCACTTTAACCGCCGGCAAGAAATTATATCTATCCGGATTTTCCGGGGCTGATGCCGCCCTGTTGAATGGAATCGCGCACTCAATCATCAGCGTCAGCGGCAGCGGCCCATTCGTATTCGTGCTGGCGACCGGAACCGCTGGAAAGACCATTACGCTGGGGTCTGGTGCCGGATATAAATATCCGCAGGCCAGCGATGCATTGACTGCGGCATTTTCGTTTGATGTTCCATGCAGGTTCGACACCGACCAGCTGAAGGGGCAGCACATTTCACCTGGTATTTATGGCTGGGACAGTATCCCTATCGTCGAGGTGCGCGAATGAGAACGATCAGCGTAGCCCTGAATGCCCACTTCCATGGCGAAACAACCACCCTGGCAACCTGCTGGAAAGCGATCCTGGTCAATGGCACTGTTTACGGGTTTACCAACCATACCAGCGATATTGTCTACGATGGTATTACCTATCAGGCAGATGCTGGGTATACCCCTTCTTCCATCAGTTCCAGCGAGGCGCTGAATGTAGACAATCTTGAGGTGATGGGGATGCTTGATTCCGCATCCATTGCCGAGGCTGATATTCATGCGGGGCTGTGGGACTTTGCAGAAATCACGATTTTCCAGGTGAATTATGCAGACCTGACGCAAGGCGCTTTGTATCTACGCCGTGGCTGGCTAGGGGAGGTCAAGACCGGCCGTACCGTTTTCACGGCAGAGCTGCGCGGTCTCACGCAGAAGCTGCAGCAGAATGTTGGGGATCTGTATCAGCCATCATGCCGCGCCACTCTGGGTGATGCTTTGTGTAAAAAAGACCTGACTGCATTCACTTTTGCCGGAACGGTTGAGACCGTTACCAGCAACAGACAATTTACTGACAGCGGCCTGACACAGGCTGATGAATATTTCGATTACGGGCTTATTACCTGGGCAGGAGGTCTCAATGTTGGCTTATCTATGGAAGTTAAAATTTACACTGTGGGTTCGATACTCTTGCAGTTACCGATGCCGTATTCAGTACAGGTTGGGGATCATTTCAGCATCGTAGCAGGCTGTGCCAAAAGGCATATACAAGATTGCAAGGAAAAGTTTGACAATATTGTCAACTTCAGAGGTGAACCCTTCTTTCCCGGTATTGATGCTTTATACAAGGGGCCGGACTGATGAGGCAGCAGATCATTAATGAAGCCCGCACCTGGCTTGAAACCCCATTTCACCATCAGGGCCGCGTTAAAGGGGTTGGTGTGGATTGTATCGGCGTTGTCGGGCTGGTCGGGGTCTATTTTGGCTTTCTTAAAGAGGCCGATATTCCGAATAATTATGCGCATTCACCCAATGCTTCAATGATGCAGAAACAGCTTGAAAAGCATCTGCAAAAAATCAGGATCGAAGAGGCCGGGATCGGCGATATATTGCATTTCTGTTTTGACCGTGAGCCGCAGCATGTCGGTTTTCTGACAGATGTCGGCTTGTTGCATGCTTATGCCCAGGTAAGAAAGTGCGTTGAGCATAGTTACGACGCGACCTGGCAGAGCCGTGTGCGTGGGGCATACCGGTTTAGGGGGTTGGAATAATGGCTTCCCTGGTTCTGGGTGTAGCAGGCGCTGTGGCTTTGGGGCCGGCAGGATTGGCTTGGGGTGGCATGCTGGGAATGTCCGGGGCCCAGATCGGATTCACTGTCGGGTCTATGCTCGGCAGCAGTTTAACCAAGCTGCCGGATGTGCAGGGGCCTCGCATGGCCGACCTGAAAGTGCAGGCCTCGACCTACGGATCATCGATCCCGATTTATTACGGAACCGGACGCGGGGCTGGACAGGTGATGTGGTCTAGCGACCTGATAGAAACCGAACACGAGGAAGAGGCAGGCAAGGGCGGTCCCAGCCAGTCTGTAACAACTTACACTTATTCGGTCAATTGTGCGGTAGCGGTATGCGCAGCTGAAATATCAGGCATCCGTAAAATATGGGCGAACGGCAATCTGATATTCGACCAAAGCACGACGAATAGCGGGCCTACCGGGCAAAGCAATAATATCCGCGTTTACACAGGAAGCGAAACGCAGGTTGCGGATTCATTGCTTGAGTCTTATCTGGGGGCAGGTAACGTGCCAGGATTCAGGGGCTTGGCTTACGTCGTATTTGAAAATCTGCAGCTGGAAAAATTCGGGAACAGGATTCCAAACTTTTCATTTGAAGTCGTTGCAGACGGCGATGTTTCTACGCCAACGCATACGAAACTGACTGAAACCACGGTGATCGATGCGATGCCTCACCCGTTCATTGACGGAATATATCTATCAACGTCAGCCGACAACG